AGGCTTATTAAATTGTTGACATATATTTGGGGTTTTACCTTTACCGTTATCAAAAGCAATCCTAGCTAGGTCACTTTTTTCAACACAATTATAATTAGTAATATCTACGCCACTATTATAAAATCCATTCACACTTGATGTTGATAATTTAATATAATCATCAAAGTAATCTAAAAAAACTTTAAAATTTACAGGATCTGATTTATTTGGCGGACATATAAATGTATATGATACATTTTGTTGGTCTGTTATATTAAACTTATCTTCTTGTATTAAACCTTTTTTAGTCCATCCGGTTAAACCCGTTAAAGAAGATATAATATTTTGGTCCATACTTTTTAGCAATGTATCTATACGTGTTTTCATATCACTATATATACTTGAACCATTTGCTTTTTGTATATTGATTCCACAATATCCTGGAACATGTAATTTATCTGCACTTAATGTCATTTCAATAGGAAAACTAAAACTATCAACATTAGTTATATCTGGAAAAAAAACTTTTGATTTATGATCATAATCCCATTCAATATAAGTATATGGAAATGCTCTTGACCCTGGTGGTTGATTAATCAACCCATCTTTCGTTGGTGGCCAATATCTTTTTCCATTTTCAGGATTCACATTTATTGTCATAGAACTTGATGGTATAAAAGATATAAATGTTCTAACACTTGTATATGTTGCGTTTTTATTTAATTTTATAATATGACTATCTGCAATAGGTATGAATTGATCAAAAAATGTATCACCAGATCCAATTGGTTCAACACCATCTAACAATATACCAACGCCGCTTATTGATTCACCACTACTATTATTTATAGTTATTAAACCACTACTATTTTTTGAGGCTGAATAACTAAATGTTTTAGGACCTTGCGGATTGTCATCTTCCTGATATTCTTTTATTTCGTGAAAAACTTCTGCTTTTAACCCTAAATTACTTACTAAACAATCATTAATTGAAAAATTTATTTTTAAATAAGATGAATTGAGATCTAATTCTAAAGGTGTGCCTGAAATCTTTTTGTTACAATTTTGTGTATTTATATACTCTTTTTTTTCAGGATCTAAATCAGATAATCCTTTTTTACAATCTTCTATTTTGTTTTTAATATTACCAGTAATAGGAGACAAAATTATATTAATGGGGGGTTTTATTATATCACTATTAAAACTATATAAAAAAAATCTATCATTTTCTATTTCCGTTGTCAATGTAAATGAAACATTGCTATTTATACCACCAGATGTAAAGATATAATCCTGATATCCTGTTTTACAATCAAACTTGATTATATTTGTAGTTACATCTATTTCTTTGTATGTTGTGGTGGCAGTAGTTTCATCTTTATAAGAAGAGTAATTTTTTATTTTAAATGATTCTTCTGTATTAAAATTCACGATATTTATTACTTCTGGTTTAAGAATAGTGGTGGTCGATATATTACTTGATGCTAAAATTATGAATCCTTTATTGGGGTCATTCGCCACGAGGGTTGCTATATTGCCGAGAGATACTACACCAGGAGCGGGTATAGCTTCATTACAACCGCTACCAGAACATATTAAATAATTCGCCGTTGTAGAACCATTTATTGTTACATTAAAATATGGAACCATACCCCCATTAGTCAACCAATACGGGGGGGGAATATTATGAAACGATGAAGGTAGTTTTGTTAGGTCATTTGGAGTTTTATCAATATCAGTCGTTTGTAATTGTACTGACGGTGCGTTCACCTTTCCTCCTATACCATAATTAAACGTTATAGACTCATAAACAGCTTTTTTATTAAAAATTTTTTCAAATCCTATAAATATCCCTTTCCCGACAGGTGTTATGTCCCATACTTGATCTAAAATAATTTGATACAAATTTCCGCCGCCTTCAGTTTTCATATTTAATTTATATCTCGGCGAGTAAGCAGTTTTCGACACGTTCCCACCAGTAGTTCCTGCTCCGCTCTCATATAGTTTAACATAAATACCATCCTCTACTGGATCCAGTTTTATTGTCTTGGGAGTAACCGTAGATTTGCTTATTTCCTTATTATTAAATGCTTTATCTTTTTCAGAAGTAATAAATTGTAATGGTTGGGTTATACTAGATTCTAGTTCTACTACACCGTTACTAAATATATTTTCTTTTATAAAAAAGAAATTATTGGATAATAAATCTTTAGTTATCATATATACACCGCTAACGCTTTCAATCGTATGAATGTCATCTTTAGTTGTTTTATTATAATAAAACAACTCAAAATTTTCAGTATCATATAATAATGTAATAGAAATATCATCATATTTTTCTAACGCTAAATGAAAAACTTTAAAATTTTCATGAAATAAAGGAAAATCTTTGAAATTGTCTGATTTAGGTACTCTTTCTGTATTAATTCTTTTAGATAATATATCGTTCCCACCTATATCACTTACATATAATACATTATTAAATTTTTCATCTAATGTATTATTTATAGTTCCATTTGCTCTCATATAAGAATGTGGATCTATATAGTTAGTATTATATTTTAAACAACATTCTGTCCTTATAAATGGATCCCCCGACCCAACGGGATTTCCCGTGTGATAATCATATACCTGTTGTTTAGTATAATATTCTAAAGGCCTCTCACTCATCCTTTGTTGTCCATTTAATTCTAAATTATACTTAACATTATTTTCATTATAATAATCATCTTTTATATAATCAGTTGAACTTCCTGGTAATTTACCAAATAATCCAGTTCTATCATTTTGACCCCCTGTCCATATAATTTCTTTAACTGGATGATTGAAATTTAAATTTAAATCACCGCCTGTATTTTTAAAATTTATATATTGAACTTGTTCAATTAAATATTCGTGACTTACTTGGGCGAACCTCCTCCTTTCGTCCGTGTCTAAATAAATATAATCAGCAAATAATCTATTACATTCATATTGAATTTGATTTCCGAAACACAGGGCTTCATTACCAACAATGTTCTTATTTAATTCTAAATTAACCTTAACTTCATGATATTGTAGTGCTATCAAGGGTAAAGCTAACCCCGGATTTCTACAAAACCAAAACCGTAATGGAACATATGCATCAAATTTAGTATTGATACAATTTTCTCCATTAAATATGATATCTTCATTTTTTAATAAATTTTCAATATTTATAGATTGTCCGGATCCAACTTTATCTATAATAGAACCTAAACTAGTTACAATTGTCCCACCCCCTCTACTCATATTTTGAAATTTAGTTCCTCCGTTAGAGCCAACCATACTTAGTATACCAGCACTGTTATGTTCTGTTAATTCTGAATATACTTCCATCCACTTCCCACTATGTCTATCTATTAATTGACCACCGATTTCAATTTCAATATTTCCAATACCAGTGTGTGTTGGATTATATATATAAATTCCACCACTATTAGCTTTTCCATCATCTCCACAACATTCCAATACATTATCCAATGCTTCTTTGGTTGTTTTAACATTAATCGTTTGTTGAAGATATAATTTGTGGACTAAGTCACCATTTCTACTTATTGTTGAAGTAGCTCTACCACATAAAGGGTCACCACACCAAACTTGTTCTATAGATTCCATAGAGAAATTAGTATGTCTTCTATAAACTGTCTTAAAATATGTTATTTGTGGGTTACCGGTTAGATATATATCTTGTGCCCCATATGCGACCAATTGTAATAAACCTCCACCCATTTATATATATTATTATATATTATATAATATATAATAATATATAAACTTTAATCTTAAAAATTAATTACTATACGCCAATCCACCCATTCCACTCATAATCCTTAAAACATTATAATTAATGGCATAGACATCATATTGATCACAACAACAGTTTTTTGAATCACCGACTTGAACATTTGGAGCACCTTTAATTACTAATCTAGCACTATCAATTCTAGAAAAATTACATGTTCCGGATGGTTGGTGTTCTTCGGGTTTTAAAGCAAATGAATATACTGCTATATTATCATGTGTCGAATTCCCATAACCTGTATTAGCTACTAATAATTGTATTGGATTAATTTTGGAAGATGCATAACTAATATATCCACTTGGTAGTCCGGTCATATATAATTACCATATATATTATTTTTCTCTTTTTAAAATTTGAATTTGTTATAGTGTTTTCTTTAAATCCATAATAAAAAGATATAATGAATAATATTGGGGATAAGTATATGGTGTTTAAAAGTTGTAAAGAAACCCTTAAACATTTTAAAAAGCATATACAAGATAATCACTTGGAAGATCTGTCTAAATTAAATGATTTTTATGTGTATCTAAAGGGTAATCTTAAAGGTAATAAGGGTAAACTTAAGTATATAGATCAGTGTATTCGAAAGATACAAAATGGTGGCAAAAAATCTGGTAATGGTTCGGATGAATCTGACAGATTAAAGTGGATATGTGAACAAATAAATAACAATACAGAGTTTGGGGTTCAATTTAAAGATAATTATAAAAAGTTTTTTAATAAAACAATTCAAAATATAGAAATTGTAGGTGGAAGAAAAAAACATTATGATTTCATTATACATAATACCGATGAGACAATGTATAACTGTGAAGAAAAAGGTAATAAAAAAACATATGATTTAAATAAATCTAAAACACCCTGGCAAAAAGCAGTTCAACGATTAAATGGTAATTTAAAAGATTTTAATATACCATATATTTATGCGAAATCATGGTATGATACGATAGTATGTTCAGAAAAAATAAATAATACGATTGGCAATACTTTACCGACCCCGTCATTTGATGATTGGTATAATATGGATTGTTGTCCACAAGGCGATCCAAAAACTAAATGGGGTATAGATAACAAAATAAATGTTAAAAATAAATGGAAAAATGGAGATAAAGATATAAGTCTAAATAAAAAAAATGGAGTCCCAATAGATGGTAGAGAATTAATAATTGATGAATTAATGAGTAAATTTACATATGAAATCAAAGGAATTCTTATTAAACAATTACAGCAAGCTATTAATAATATTATGAATGAAAAAGATATGTGGATAACAACATGTGGTGTAATTCCAAATATTAAATATCGTTTTTGGAAACATATTGAACCAGAAATTATTTCAGATATTCAGATTAAATATAATAAAGGTGCGGATATTATATTTGGATGTATCGTTGATAATGATGATAATTTCGAATGTTATTTAAGGTGGGGGAAAGGTTGTGGATTTTCTAATTTAAGATTTGATATTAGATAGATATTAAACTCTGAACAATCATTTGTATTAGAGGAGGTGGAACTGCATTCCCAATCTGTTTAATTTGTTTACTAGTATTTCCCGATAGTTTATAGTCTTCTGGAAACCCTTGAATCTGTTTTAGTTCATCTGGTAAAAGTGTTCTCAAATAATTACCATTTTTATTTTTTAATGGGACAAAGAATCTTGGACAATGAGCATATGAACAAATAATTGTATTAATGGGTTTTCTAATATCGATAATTTCTCCACCCACGTCTAATCTTCTACCAAAATGAAGTCTATGTGGTCTTGCTTTTTCTTTTCTCACATAATCTCGCTTTTTAGCATATTGAACCAAATTGGGATGAGGGTCATTTTCTTCTTCTTCATTGTCCATATCGGTTAGTATACATTCTATAGGTATTTCATTGAAATCAAAGTCTAAATAATCTGGTTCAATTTTTAAAGCACCTGTCATATTAAATGAAACGATATTTGTTAAATCGCCAGACCTATTTTCACGTTCTTCTGGAAAGGTATAATCTTGGTTAAGGTCTGCCCGTAGTCCAACAATTATTAATCTTTCTCTATTTTGAGGAACACCTATATCCAATTTACTACACATATATACTTTACAATAAATAACATATCCTACCTTAATAAATTCTTCTTTAATTACATCTATAAATAAATTACCAGAAACGGTTTTTCTGGTTAATAGTCCTTTTACATTTTCACCTATAATATATTTAGGTTTTATAAGATTTGTAGACCTTAAGAATTCTCTAAATAGTGTATTGCGCGGATCATCTGGTAATTTATTTCCGGCGTGCGAAAATCCTTGACAAGGAAACCCTGCAAATATTAAATTAACTTTATCTTTATATTCTAAAAATCCTTCATCAGGCGTTTTTAATATATCCCCACATCCTATTAATTTGGTATTTGGAAAATTTAATTCGTGTGTATTTTTCATTTCTTTCTCCCATTCAGAATATGCGACTAATTCCAATCCCGAATTAACAATACCCAATGAATCCCCACCCATACCTGAAAATAAACTAATAGCCTTAAATGATACTACATCTGTATCATTATTTACTACAGTATCATTATTTACTACAGTATCATTATTTACTACAGTATCATTATTTACTACTGTATCATTTATAATATGACCAATATCTTCTAAATTTTTAATTAGAACATTTTTTTTTTGAGATAATTTTATATTTAATTTATTATTTCTAATATATTCTTTTAATTCATTTACCTTACTTAACCTTGTAATCATTTTATTATATAATAATTACATTATATATTATTTTCAAATTATAAATATAAAGATTAGAATATCTTTAATAACCCTCTTTAATAAATTTGAAAATATTTTATATTTTTTTATTACATAAAAGGATACAACTAACTTATATAAAAATGTCTCAACTCTCATTCATGCTTGCAAAAGAGTATTCCGGTGATATGAAAGTCCCCAAAGAATTCAAGGGTAATGAAGATAAGTATGCCCCTGTGGGTTGGTTGATGTCAGAGAAACTTGATGGTTATCGTGGAAGATTTAACCCTGAAACGAATAGCTTCTGGTCTAGGCAAAATAAACCATATGTAGCCCCCCAATGGTTTATCGACGCAATGCCAGACGTCCACATCGATGGAGAACTTTTCTGTGGTCGCGATGGATTTCAGAAGATGGGGGCAGCAAGGAAGAAAGTCCCTGTTGATAAAGACTGGATGTCGATCAAGTTCTATGTATATGATGCTCCAGAACTTGAAAACGAGTTTTACGACAGATACATTGCTTTGGAAGAGATTGTCAGGGAAGCAGAAGTATTCTGGGAAGACTATAAGTTAACGCTTGGAAAAGAGTTTCAAAATGTCACTTGCCCACTTGTCATTACAAAGCACTATGAAGTTGAAAGTATTGAGCATATGAAGACATTCTACGATGGAATCCTTGAAAATGGTGGCGAAGGTATCATGATTAAGAATCCTTGGTCTAATTATGAAGGCAAGCGTTCAAATCATCTGCTAAAGTATAAACCTGCTTTCGATGCAGAAGCAATCATCGTTGATTACAAGGAGGGCACTGGAAAATATACGGGAAAACTCGGAGCTTTCGTGTGTAAGCCTCTTATCAATAAGGGTAATTATCAAATCATTGATGGCGATGAAAACCACGAATTTGCTACTTCTGGCATGGATGATTCTATCAGGACCTCTTACAAGCAGACACATCCTATTGGAACAATTATTACCATTGGTTATACATCATTCACAGATACTGGGAAATTTAGATTTGCTAGATACATGAGGGTTAGGGAAGATGTAGACCTTCGCGAGTCAAGTGATATGGATGTATGTGATTCTGACGAAAAGTTAAAGAACTGTATCAAGGTTTTTGGAGCACTATATAATCACGAGCGCGCCAATGGTGAGGGTTTTAAGGCTGGAGCATATGGAAAGGCGATCAAGGCTTTTAAAGAGATGGAAAGTGATTGCGATGTTACACCAGAAAACCTTTTGAAGGTTAAAGGTGTTGGACAGAAGCTAGTTGACAAAGCGATGCAGATTATGACTACTGGAACATGTTCGATGTATGAAAATATTAAAGATTTTAAGGATCCGAGAGAGATTTTCATGAAGATCCATGGCGTTGGTGTTGTAAAAGCCAAACAGCTTGCTAATTTGGGGATTACGAGTATTGATGAATTGAGGAATCGTATGGATTTAGATGAACTTCTCAATGACACTCAGATGAAGGGCCTTAACTGGTATGAAGATATTAATGAAAAGATACCGAGAGAAGAGATATTTCATCATGAAAAGTTTTTGAAGGAAACATTGAACACGATTGACCCCACAGCTGACCTTACGATTACTGGTTCTTTTAGGCGAGGAAAGCTTGAAAGTGGAGACATTGATATTCTTATCAAGACACCGTCTGTAAAGAATAATTCAATTTACAACAAGTTTATTGAAGAACTTTCTAAAGTTCAGGGTGAATGTGATGGAAATGGGTGTCCTTATATTTGCGAAAGCTTGTCAAAAGGAAACAAAAAATTCATGGGTATTAGTAAGTTGAATAATGGAATTGGACGCAGGGTTGATATAATGTTTACTAAACCTGAAGAATATCCATTTGCTATCTTGTATTTTACTGGATCAATGGAATTTAATGTTAAGATGAGAGGAGAACTTCTTGTAAAAGGAAAAAATTTGAATGAGTTTTGCCTTAAGGATAATGGAACAAAAAAGGTGATTAAGAACAATTGTGTTACAGAAAAAGATGTGTTTAAGTTTCTTGGATATGATTATGTTAAACCTGAAGATAGGTAAATCATATTTAAGAAGAAATAATAGAATTATAAAGAAAATAAAATAAAAAACATTTATATGTTCCATAACATACTTTTTTTTCGTTAGAATATGCAATATATATATGTATGTATA